AACCGAGATTCTCGGTCGGGCCTTCCCGTCTCAGACTTACTCCGAGTTCCTCGGAGTAAGCTATTTCTTCTGCACATAGTGTCAGAAGAACTAGGACAGTCTTTGATAAAGGCTCTCCCATCATGATTCCTCTTTTTAAGTGGATCATGTCACCATCTTCAGTGAAGATGTTCCTCTCGTCGACTAAGTCGACGAGCCACAGCCATTGGCTGTGACCGAGGGCTTCTATGAAACCCTTCAGCAGGACCCTACTCGTTGAGAAGGGAATTGCATCAGTAGCGGATTTCAAATCACTACTCAAGACGGATATTCCGTCTCCCGTTTTCTCGACTGAAAGCCGAGAAAACCCGCGGAGGGCATGCCATGCCTGGTCCGCTCGCAACATCACGCTATTAGCGGATGGGTGGTAGCTTATATGCTCGTTGAGCATATGCGCTAATGGTTGCTGTATAACAGTCAACCACCAATGTCCGGTTGTAACAACACGGACCTTACCACCAGGCTCTCCAACGGAGGCCTGGCGAACGGGAATCGGGTTACCCGATTCTCTAGCCCTTGCATACATTTCGTATGCTACGGTATAGACCATACTACCAGTATGGTCTCCTATCCCCGCCAGTATCTGGCGTCCGGATTGCATCTCGGTCTCTATGACACCGAGAAATTCCAGGTCAGACGGAAATTCCGCCCGGCCCCAGGCCTGCCATCGTTTTCGATTGGCAGGGTAATAACGACTACCCCAAGGGTAGTCGCGTGTTTCGGCACCACCGTCCTCATTGAGGAATCGCTTGATGTCGATTATAGCATCGGCAGCTTTGCCGCCCATGCTTACCGGGACATTCAATGCCCCGGATGACGTTAACGAACAATGTCCGTTACGTAATTCACTCGTGCCTTTGGCATGAGTGCAAATCCCTGCAATTCTACGAACTGCAAGGTCCGTTTTCTCAAGCATAGTTTGAGAAACAGTAAAATCACTAGTAACTAGTGATTTAAACTTCTCGATCGCTTTGCGTCGAGCGGATTCTCCTCCTGGAGCTAAGTTCCGGGAAGAGATAAGGTGTGCAAGTTGTCTTGCAGCCTTATGCGAATCATCTTTGATGAATCGCAGAAAAGTGGCTGTTGTTAACAGCCACTTATAAGCATTGTTGGTTAAATCAACATGCTTTTCCACTGAAGCCATTGACTTCAGTGTTACTAGGAAGGAA